CGCTACAAACTCGCCCTCGAGAACGGCTTCAGCGAAGAACACGCCCGGGACATCATCCCCTACGCCATCCGCCAGGACTTCGTCGTCAGCTTCAACCTCCGCTCGTTACTCCACTTTTTGGATCTGCGGAGCAAGCGCGACGCCCAACTAGAGATCCAACAACTGTGCGATCTGCTCTGGCCCCACCTCGAAGCCTGGGCCCCCGAGATCGCCGCCTGGTACGCCACCTCGCGCCTCCACAAAGCCCGCCTCGCCCCATGAACCCCCTCCTCATCACCATCCGCTCTACCCCCGACGGCTACTACCACTGGGAACTCCACGACGGCCCTGACGGCGCCTTCACCTACGCCGGCACTGCTCCCCTCCTCGAGCGCTGCTTCGAGGACATCCTCCGCGCCCAATGGGCCCTAGCCGAACACCTCACTGCGTGACCCCCGCCCCTTGCCCCGAGTGCGGCACCACCCACACCCGCGTCATCCGCACTGATCACCTCCGCAACGGCACCATCCGCCGCCGCCACGCCTGCTACTCCTGCACTCACCGCTGGACCACACTCGACGGCCCCCTCCCACCTCGCGCCACCCCCGCACCCCGCTCAAGCCACCACAGCTGGATCGGCCTCACCGAGAGCGACATCGTCCACATCCTCCGCTCCCCCCTCTCCGACACCGCCCTCGCACCCCTCTACAACTGCAGCCGCCAATCCATCTCCAACATCCGCAACGGCCGTAGCTTCGCTTCCATCCGCTCCGACATTCCCCGGCGCTCACCACGCCCCCGCTACTCCGCCGACGGCCCAACCTGCCCCGGCTGCACTCACTGGAGCGGCACCCGCTGCTTCTTCGACTACCCCGAGGCCGCCGAAGATCCCCGCTTCGCCCAAGATTGCGACCTCTACACCACCGACTGATGCTCCTCTCCGACACCGAGATCACCGCCCTGGCCACCGAGGCCGGCATGATCACGCCCTTCATCCCCTCCCTAGTCCGCACCCGCCGCGACAACCGCCGCGTCCTCAGCTACGGCCTCTCCAGCTACGGCTACGACCTACGCCTGAGCTCCCGCGAGTTTTACACGTTTAAGCCGCTGCGCGAGGGCGACACCTCCCGCCACGCCACCGTCGACCCCAAGGACTTCGACCCCGCTCACCTCACCCCGGCCCCGCTCCACAACTCCCCCGAGGGCGACTCCTACTTCGTCCTACCGGCCCACAGCTACGGCCTCGGCGTCGCCATCGAGCACTTAGCTCTTCCCGCAGACATCACCGCCCTCTTCATAGGTAAAAGCACCTACGCCCGCTGCGGCGTCATCGCCAATACCACCCCCGGCGAAGCCGGCTGGCACGGCCACCTGACGCTGGAGTTCAGCAACAGCTCTGATTCCCCCTGTCGCATCTACACCGACGAAGGCATCGTCCAAGCCTTGTTCTTCCGCGGTGCACCCTGCGCTACCTGCTACGAGACCCGCGCCGGCAAATACCAAGACCAACCCGAGCGCGTCGTAACTGCCCGAATCTGATCCCGACAACTTCAAAACATCACGTACTTATACCCTGTAATCTGAACCTATCGGAACACCCATAGCCTCGTGGTTGATCGCGTCTACGGCCCTGATGGCCTCAACGAACGCCAGCGCATCGCTGCTAACTTCCTCGCCCGGGGCACTTCCATCCGCGAGACCGCTCGCAAGATCGGCGTCAGCGAAAAGGCCGTCTACAACTGGCGCCAGCGCCCCGCCGTCCAGCACGCCATCGCCCGCATCCAGCAGGATCTCCTCTCCGAGACCGGCGGGATGAACATCAGCACCATCCCCGACGCCATCAAGGTCCTCGACAGCATCATCAACGACGAGGACGCCCGGGCCGCCGACCGCATTTCCGCCGCTCGCACCCTGATGAGCGGCGCCCAGGCCTACCAAGAGCGCCGCATCCTCGAACGCCAGATTGCCGACCTCGAGCGCCAGCTGCTCCGCCTCACCGCTCCCGCCGACGTCGAAACCACCGCTGTCGCAGCGCCACCCGACGACATCGACCCCGACGACCTGCTGCTCCCCTCCGCTGACCCCGAGGATTTCGACAGCTAATGCCCTCCGTCTCCACGCTCCGCAAACGCGTCGAACGTCTCCAAACCGAGCTGGCCCGCCGCCAAGCCCGCGCAGCCCTCTACGAGCCCGGCACCACCTCCGAACTGCCCACCGTCGACCGCTGGCCGTCGTTCGCACGACGCACCTGGATCCGCACCAGCGGCACCGTCGCCCCTTTCGACCCCTACGAGTACCAGATGGAGCTGATCCGCTCCATCAACGCCAACCCCAACACCCTCGTCAACAAGTCCCGCCAGACCGGCGTCTCCGAGACCGTCTGCAACTACCTCCTCTGCCGCGCCCTCACCGAACGCGGCTTCGCCGCCGTGATCTTCTCCAAGACGCAGCAGGACGCCTCCGAGCTCGGCCGCCGCGTGCGCGCCATGGCCAACAGCCTCCGCGGCGAAACCGTCCGCTACCTCACCGACAGCAACACCCAACTCGCCTTCGAGGGTCGCGGCACGCTGTACTTCCTCCCCGCCTCACCCCGCGCTGCCCGCGGCATCCCAAGCTGCTCCGTCCTCTTCATGGACGAAGCCGCCTTCCTCGAGGGCGCCGCCGAGATCTACCGAGGCGCCATGCCCACCCTCTCCATGGTGGGCGACGCGGCCAAGGTCATCGTCGTCTCCACTCCCGACACCGAGCTCGACTGGTTCGGCCGGCTCTGGCACTCCGACGAGGGCGACTGGAACAAGGTCGCCATTCACTATTCGCAGCACCCGATCTACGGTGCTGACCCCGACTGGGCCCGCCGCACCCGCGAGTCGCGCCGCATGACGCTCGCGGCATGGAACTCCGAGTACGAGCTGCAGTTCGGCGCCACCGACACCCAGATCTACCCAAATGAACTGATCGCCCGGGCCTCCCGCGGTCACTGGCGCGAGTGCGGTTCGATCAACCGCAGCTATGTCATCGGCATTGACCCTAACGCTGGGGGCAACGATTACTTCGTAGCAATGGTCCTGGACATAACCACTACGCCTTATGAGGTTGTCGGTATGTACCGCGAAAATGGAAAGAGCACCGATTACAGCTTGAAACATGTAAAAACCTTGATTGAGGATTACATGCCGCAGCGCGTAATTGTAGAGAAGCAGGCGATGGGATCCGTTATCGCCGAAGCACTACAGCACGTCCTACCAAACTACGCCATTGAGACATTCAATACAAGCCGCGCGTCCAAAACCGTAGCCACAGACAGGATTTTGTATCTCCTCGAGCGCGACGAACTGGTATTCCCGCCCGGCATCATCGCGGATGAACTCCGAGCCTTTCAGCAGCAAGAAAGCGGCGCCCGCCAAGCCGTAAGCGGCTCCCACGACGACACTGTTATGGCACTCGCCTTCGCGTGTTCACTGATTCCGGAAACGCCATCTACTGCCAGCTTCTTCGACAACATTTAGTACAGCCGCTACGCTCTAATCACCGAGAGCGTCGGCAGAGGCACGCCTCGCAGGTAACTCAGGCGGCCACCCACCCCTGAGTTGCCTCGCCTGTCCACATGCGGATGGCCTGCTCACGGTGCGGCGACCACCAGCTCTGCCGGCGGAACCACTGCTGCCAATCGAGTTCGCTGCCTTTGGCGCGGTTACAAGAAGCGCAGCAGCAGACCAGATTCGCCCGGTCCGTCCGCCCGCCACGGCACCGAGGCCGCACGTGATCCAGCGTGTCCCCTGGCTGCCCGCAGTAAGCACAAAGGGACCCCCAGCTGTTGAGGATCCCTTCGCGGAATTGCTGTTTGGCTTGCCGTTTGGTCAGGAGACTTGATCCATCAATCCGATGGTCAACCATGCCCTGGTAGGTGGCTACGTCAGCGTACCCAGACTGCCGCGTGTCAACCCCTGCACAAGTACGTTACCAGATGCAGAAGTACGTTACCAGATGCAGAAACACGTTACCAGATACGCAGATCAGTTACCAGATCCACTTGCATCTCGTAACTGATGTGCATGAGCTCTCGCTACAAACCGCTACGATCGCAATAGCTCTCCCCGAGCCCGTTTGCATCATGGCTACTGCATCTTCAGACAATTTCCGGAATGATGGTGCATTAGTTAATGCGCTAACGGGCCTAGGTGTCCCCGCAAAAGATAAAACAACTGCAACAAGTGTCGGCTTCCAAGCTCTACTTACCGAAGCCGAACTCGAATCCCTATACACCAACGGCATCCCGCGTCGCTACGTCGACTGCATCGCCGACGAGATCCTTCGCCATCAACCGAGCATCGCCTTAGGCGGTGACGCCGCCGCTGACAACTCCGACCTTCTCACTCAGTTCAACCAGTTCCTTCAAGCCACCCAGTTCCACTTCGCACTCGCCGAAGTCATCAAGCTCCAACGCCTCTACGGCGGTGCCGGCCTTGTGCTGCTCATCGACGACGGCGGCCAGCCCGACGAACCCGTAGAGATAGGCCGCATCCGCGCCATCCGCGGCTACATCCCACTCTCGCGCCACGAACTGATTCCCGAGGACTTCTCCATCACGGACTACTCCCGTCCTTCGCACTACCGAATCACCACCTCGCAGCGCATCACTCCCGATCAGACCAGCGGCTACGTCAACATCCGCGTCCACCACACCCGCGTCGCTCGCTTCGACGGCCTCTACCTGCCCTGGAATCTCCGCTCTCGTAACACCGGCTGGGGCCAGTCCGTCCTCCAGCTCGTCTGGAATGCCTTCAAGCGCTACGAGACCGCCATGTCTGGCCTTGAGTCGATGACCTCCGACTCCGACGTCTTCGTTCACAAGATCCCAGGCCTGTTCAACCGCATTGCCGCCGGCAACGAGTCCGACCTACGCAAGCGCCTCGAAGCCAACAACCTCAGCCGCAGCGTGTACGGCGGCATGGTCGTCGACGTTGAAGAAGAGATCAGCTTCATCAACCGAGCACTGAGCAACATCGCCACCGCCACTGATCCCTTCATCAAGGATCTTCAGGCAGCTACCGGATGGCCCGCCTCCATCCTGATGGGCGACTCACCCGGCGGACTCGGCAAAGAAGGCCGCTACGAAGAGCGCGTCTGGGCTTCCCTCGTTGAGCAGTGGCAGGAGGTCTACTGCCGCACCCCAATCACCGAGGTCTTCACCTACATCCTCGCCTCGCGCGAAGGTCCAACCCGAGGCCGAATTCCCGAATCCTGGTCTGTCAGCTTCCCCTCTGTCTTCACCCAGACCGAAAAGGAGAAGGCCGAACTGCACCAGCTCAAAGCCGCTTCAGACGCTCAGTACATCCAGCTCGGCGTCCTGAACCCGCTGGAAGTCCGCGAGTCCCGCTTCGGCGGCACCGATTACTCGCTTGACACAAAACTCAACGAAGCCGTCACCGAGCAGCTCATCGCCACCACTGACGCCCAATTCCAGTCGCAGATGGCGGGCTACGACGCCCAACTACAGGCCGCCACACAGCCCCCGGCCCTCCCCGAGGGCGAGGAAGAAGCCCCCGCTGAAGGCGGCGCCGTCCTGCCCCCAGCCGAAGGTGGCCGCGGTGACTCCCTGTTCGCCGACGCCGACGGCCTCCGCATCGCCATCACCCATCGCCACGGCGACATCGTTGCCGGCCCCCTCGTCGGACCCGACGGTCAACGCATCGACAGCAGCGCCTCCGCCCCCGTACTGATTCTCGGCCCGCACCGCACCCGAGCCCGAAAGCTCTACCGAGCCCGCTTCGCCCTCGACAGCGCTATCACCGACGGCCCCTACACCGCCGGTTTCAACTCACTCCGCGCAGCCAAATCCGCCGTCCAGCACTTCTTCCCCGGTCAGAATGTGGCAGGGCTATCTCCAGTGCCCGACGCCGAGGCTGACGCCTTCCGCGCCTACAACGAGGGCTACTGACGATGACGCCGCGCAACACCACCCCTGAAGGCTTCCGCACCGCGGCCTACCTGGCCACTAAGGCGCGCCTCGACGCCCCCGCCCGCAGCCGCACCGGCAAAACCGCCCGCGCCGTCGACTGCAACCCACCCAACGTCAAGTGCGGCGGCCGCTGCATCCCGCCTAGCTGGGACTGCCGGCTCAAGGGTGAAGGTGTTGACCCGCACCTCCGCGCCGTACGCACCGACCCCGTCAGCGGCCTGGCCAACATCGAACGTGGTGTCAAGCGCCTCGGTAAAGGCGTCCGCAAAGGCAGCTTCTCCGAGATCGAGGGTGGCAAGCGCTCCATCGTCCGGGGCATCGTTAAGGCCACCCCGGGCGATCTCCAGCGCAAGCAGGCGCTACAAGCGCAGCTCGAGCGCCGGGCCGGCGGCATCGCCCTCGGCCTAAGCATTGTCGGCTTCGGCCTCTTCAGCCATAGCCAGCTCAAGCGCGCCCCCTTCTACCGGGATGGCGTTGGCCGCCAGATCGATGACGCCGTAGCCGCCGGCATTGGCCGCATCCTTGACGCCACCCCAGGTATCGCTGGAGCTCGCCGCGAACGCCGCGCTGCTGGTGCCGCCGCTGCCAGCGCCGCCGTAGCCCGCGCTGCCGGCGAAGCCGCCACGGGCCCGGCTGCCCTCCGCGAATCGCTACTACGCACCCCCACCGAGCTCGAGCGCCGCGCCACCGACTACGCCAACAGCCGCATCCTGCTGAATCGCATCAGCTCTGTCGACGTTGATGCCGCCGGCCGTGGCACCAACGCCGAAACCTGGCGCCAACAGAGTCTCGAGGCCTTCTGGAGCACCAAGCGCACCAACGCCGCAGGCGCAGGAGACGGCAGCACCTTCTCCGAGCCCGCCACCCATGAGTTTCTCTCACGGCAGTTCGGCTTCCGCCTGAGCTCCGGCGCTTCAGACACTGACGTCCGCCGGCAACTCACCAGTGCGCTGAACCGTGAAGCAGCCAGCCTGCAAGCCCTGGCCCGCCAACAAGGCGTCAACCTCAACGACGCCGATCAGCGCAGCCGTTTCCTGAATCGACTGGTCGGCCCCAGCACCGACAACTTCCCGCAGAACGTCCGCGAGCGCGCCGTCGGCAATCTCAACCAGATCCTCGGCGCAGCCCCTCGCAGCCGCGAAGCCGCGGTCAGCCGCACCGAGCTCGCCAATCGTCTGTACCGCGAGACTCGTGATGGGTTCGACCAGTACTTCGGCCGCATCGCCGACGAAGTGCGCCAGACCCCGGGCGCCGCTATGCCCACAGAGCAACGCCGCGCTGGCTACGGCGACCTGATGAACAGCGCCCGCATTGGCCACTCCCGCTACCTGGCACAGCGCCTGGCCAAGCCCGAGAACGTAACCAACCGCATCGGCCAGGGCCTCAGCGACGCCATCTCTAAGGAGTACTTCGCCCGCCAGGTCAGCAAGAGCAGCACTTTCACGCTCTCAGATCGTGAGACGCGCACCGCCGCCTCCGAGCTCGCAGGCCGTGACATCACTGGCCTTGCTGATGCCACCCGCTACCTGCAGCAGAACGGCTTTGAGCGCCTGGTGCCAGTACAAGCAGCTGGTCGCCCTGCCACGGGCGCAGCCCCTGCTGCTGCAGCTACCACCCCACCCCGCGGCCGCCGCAGCTCCCAAGCGCAGATCACTGACCTCGCTCGCTCCCTCCGCGAGTCCGCCCAGCGCCGCGGCGAAACCATGAGCCTCGAGGCTTCCTACCGCGCCGCCCGCGCCGAAATCGCCCGCCGCCAGCGAGGTGACGCCTTCCGCGACGACGCCGCCGGCAAACCCTGCGGTGCTTCGCACATCCCCAAGTCACACGAGTGCCGCAAGGGCGCAGGTGCCGCCCCCGAGAGCGGTTCAGCTTCTGGCCGTAAGGCCGCTACTGCTGCTGCCGTAGCTGCCGGCGCTGCCCTTGCCGTGGGCGGCCTCCTCGCCTACAAGCAACGCCAGACGCTGGTGCCTTCCCTCAGCAAAAGCGCCATCGATGCCATGTCCGCCTCCCAGGTGAAGGCCGGGTTGGACAAACTCCCCGAGCGCTTCCAGGGCCCCGCCCGCGAGCTCGTCGGAGGTGCAAAAAACGCCGCCGCCCACATGGCCCTCAAAGCCCAAGGCGGACAGATCCGCGCCGTCGACGTCAAAAACAACTTCTCCACCTGGCAGATGCCTAACGGCACCCAGCTATCGGTCGGATCCATTGGCGACAGCCTGCTCACCTTCGGTGCTGAGCGCAAGGGCAACGTCTCCAAGTTCCCTCAGTACGGCCTCGGCTTCACCATCGACAGCAGCTACGACGCCAAAGGCGGCATGCCCAGCTCCCAGGCAAAGCAGTTGATCCGCACCACCAAGGCGATGTACCAGGCACAGCTCGAGATGCTCCCCGAGAACGCTGTCATGTTCGCCGTCCCCCACAAGGACGACGGCAAAGGCGGCAAGCGCAAGTCCATTTACGAGGGCATGGGCTTCAAGTCCATCACGGGCCTCAAGACCGACCGCCTTTGGGCGCTCAAGAACCAGGGCAAGTTCACTGAGATTCCCGACTCTCAGATGGAGTACATGGCGGGCCTGATCCGCGGAGACGCAGCGAGCGCACCGGCTGCGGGTAAGCCTTGTGGCAACTCCTACATACCTAAGGCGCATGAATGTAGCAAGACTGCGGGAGCGGATAACCCCGCAAAAAAGTCTGAAAAGCGCCCTAGTGCCAAGCGATTGGTCCTAGCAGGGGCGCTTGCAGGAGCCGCCGCTCTCGCTGTTACCGCACCTCAGTGGACCCCAGCAGCGCAGCGCATACTCAATAATGCAAAACCTTTCGACAAGAACAATCCACCGCAAGGAGCTAAGTATTTAACCGAGGGCGTTAGCGGTCGCACTTGGATCTCTCAGGATGACAAATACGTAATCAAAACGCCCAAAGGCAAAGTTAATAAAACAGCATTCGCTAATGAAGTAAACACGCAAAACGCGCTGCATGCAGCCGGAATAAGTGTGCCAAAAATACACAACGTAGACGCTAAGAAAGGTGTCGTAATGATGGACTACTTAAAGGGTTACGACACTGTAAAATCACTAGGAGCAGAGCAAAAAGGCAAGGCTGTACAGAGCGCTTTACGCGAAGTAGAAAAAATGCACCGCTTGGGCTACTCCCACGGTGATCTACACATGGGTAACGTGTTGACTAAAGGCTCTGATGTGAAGCTCATTGACTTTGGTAATGCTGGACCAGTGGCTAAAAACGGTTTAGCTGATATAAACAACCTACTTAGTGCCGCAAAAGACTCAAATCCCCAGCTATATACCGCTATGTCAAACCGTAAAAAAGCACTACAAACAAAAATAAGCAGCGGCGAAACGCTCACTCAGCGAGATTTACTAGCTTTCCACGAAGCTGTCCGTAAAGACTTGCGCCGCCCCACCTAATGCAACTCCTCGAGCGCTACAACTCCGCCCTGCGCCGCTCCGAGGACATCACCATCGCCCAGCTCAACCGCATCCTCGACAGCAGCTTCAATCGCCTACTGCGGCGCACCCGCATCCAGCTCCGTAGTGGGGCTCCCGCAGCCGACCGCAACGTCGCCCTACTGCAGGAGTTCCGCCAGCTCATCCCCGCTTTCCGCCCCGACCGCACCGACGCTTACGACCGCGTGCTGCGCTCCCTGCTCCGCAGCTCCGAAGGCCGTGGTGTCACCGTCGCCCGAGAGCTTCTCCGCGACTCCGGCTCCCAGCGTCGCCTGATCAACGTCTCCATTCCGATCGAAGCCACCGTGGCTGCCGCAGCCCAAGCCCGCGGCTACCTCCGCCGCCACGGCGAAGCCTTTGCGACCACGGCCACCGAGCTCGTCGCCCAAGGCATCGCTGAAGGCCGCCCCACCGACGCCATCACGAAGGACCTACGCCTCCGCCTCGGCGTGGTGAAGTCTCGCGCCGACGTCATCGCCCGCACCGAGTCGCTCCGCGCTTACAACGCCGCCAGCAACCAGTACTACGCGGCCAACGGCATCGACCTCGTCATGTGGTACGCCACCAGCGACGACCGCACTTGCCCTATCTGCAACGCCCGGGCAGGCCGCATCTACCGCCGCGCTAGTACAAATGCACCTGCACACCCGCGCTGCCGGTGCTACCTAGCCCCCTGGGATCCCGAGATCGCCGCGATCGACCCCGAGTATGCCGCGCTTCCCCGCACTCACCGCGAAGAAGTATCCCGCGTAGCCACGGTCGGCCCGGCCGATCTCAACAAAGCCGCAGTCTTCGAGCAGTTCGCCCCGCAGCCCTTCGACTGATCAGCCAAGAAAGCGCCTTTTTGCCTTATCTAGCGCAACTGCTGTACCAGCACCCGCTACACCTGAAGGAAAGAACAGAGCAGCCGTAGTCATCCAACGATCAAGACAAGCATTAGCGCTACCCCTGTTGAGCACATTTGGAATCTCACAAGATCCGACAAAGAAAGCAGCAAAAACAAGCTGACCAATCAGCAATCCCGAGGCCGCACCACTCCCAGCAACTAAGCGAAGCAAGTTCATAACTAGAACAGATAGCTGCTTTCAGCCTATCGAGCCCTATAGCACAAGGCAGCTACGCTGTGTGAAGCAATACTCGGGGCTCTACGCCATGCCCGCCAAGTCCGCCGCCTACGAGAAAGGCATCCGCGAAGGCCGCGCCATGGCCGCACGCTCCCGTAACCCCGAAGCCTCCGAGCCCGAAGAAGAGGAGGAAGAGGAAGAGATGGACATGGCCGCCAGCCACAGCCGTAAGCGCAGCGCCAAAAACGCCAAGCACACCAAGCCCGCTGCCGACGGCTACGGCAAAAAGCCCATGGATGCCGAGTGTGGCTGTGACCGCAAAGGCAAGTGCGACGGCAACTGCGGCTCCATGCGCAAGCGCAGCGATGCCCTGACCCCCCTCGAGTACCTCGACGCCTGCGAGCTCGGTATCCAGGACCGCAGCCCTACCTACATCCGAGCTCGCCTCGACGCCGCCGAGCGGCTCGACCTCAAGTGCGGCAAAGGCAGCATCTCCGAGGGCGAAAAATGCACCAAGGGCCCCGCTACAAAAGCGCAGAGCGCTAGCGACATTAAGCGTGCAGGCAGAGCACGCGAAATGCGAATCGCTGCTTCTTACAAAGCGCAGAGGGCCCAAGAACCTAGTGTTAGAGACATTAAGCTAGCTGGGAAGAAAAAGGAAGCCAGCATCGCTGCTGCACACAAAATTAAGATGGCTAAACTTAAAGCAAGCGGAGCTTCTAGACAGCAGCTGCGAGAAGCTGATATGAAAACTGCAATGCAGCTCGCTAAAAGCTATGACCAAACATCAGCGCAGCTACGTGCACGCAAGCAACGCTTAAGAGAGTCAGATACTAATACAGCAATGCAGTTAGCTAAGAGCTACGACAAAACTTCTGCACAACTGCGCGCGCGTAAGCGCCGCGACTCCATCTACGCGGACGGCTTCTCCGCTGATTCCAACTCCTTCGACATCTGAATCATGACGCTCACCCCATCCAGCATCCGCTCTGACCTCAAGTGCGGCCGCGGATCGATCTCCGAGGGCGAAAAATGCACCAAAGGCCCCGCTACAAAAGCTGAATCCCCGCAGTACAAGCGCGGCACCGTCACCCCTAACACCAAAGCTGCCCAGCGCCTACGCACCGCAGCCAATCTCACCGCGGCTGCAGGTGCTCTCGCCCCGCTCGCCGGCCTGGCCACCGGTGGCGCTTCTGGCATGGTTGCCGGCTTTGGCGCCGCTCGCACCGCATTCACCGCAGCTGGCGCCCTC